TCAGTAATGCTGTTTCTATCGCTTGCACCTTTATCTAGCGAGTTAAGAAAACTTAAAAATTTATTTTGTGCCATAATCCTAGCCTATTTAATATATTAACTGAACTTATCACAATTTTTACATATTAGCTAGTACAACACGCATTCTATCTGATAGCTTCCACGTTCCAGCTCTCCAGCGGGCGGCGTGTTGTGCATCTTCCAAAGATAGGCCTCGGCTCATATAATTTCTAATCCACTTATTCATCATTAAATTTTTCATCTTAGGTGACAAATTGTCGAATTTTTTTTTATTCATGCAATGCCTTTAAGGTTTCGCTTGATAGACCTATTCCAGCTCACACTTGCGCCAGACAGGGCTGTGGCTGCGTCTGATGCCATAGTTAAACATAATGCATCCGCCAAGTCAGGCGATTTTAGCCCACGCTTGCGCATCGCGTCCTTACTCTCAGCCTTCATCTTGCCTGCGCTGGTAAATGCGTACCTTATGCCAGTTAGCTCGGCTAGGAGCTGATCATTTTTTGGCAGCTTGCATGACCTGTCTTCCAGCCACGCTTTAGTCTTAAACCATAACTCGCTGCGCAGATTCATGTAAGTCTTGCCCATAGCAGGCGCTTCGCCAACATTAATTCCACGCACTGGAGCGCCTAACTCACGTAATCTATCAACTACTCCGCCGCCAACGCCGATACTGTCCACAAGTATTTCGTTTGGGCGTAGGCTTGGCGATAAATTATCATATTCAGCCATTACTCTGCCCACAGTCTGCATTAAGTCTAAGCCTTGCCACGCTTCAATATCAGTTACAACATTGCCATACCTTTTGCACAATGCAGTCTTATCTGTGCCAAACCTAGCAACATCCAAGCCCCATATAGGTCTAATGTCAGGCGTAATCTCAATATCACGGTGTATTGCGCTCTCTGCGAGATGAAACGGTATAATCGTATCATCATCAGCCATAGGGAACTCACCTAGCACACGTATGCGGAATGCATTTGAATCCTCGCCGTAACGCTCACGCATTTCATCGACAAACTCTGTTGATACAAGCGGGCTATCGACGCACGACCATCTGCGCGTCCACCAGCTCTTAGCTAATCTAGTTTGGCTCTCAAAAAATGTGCCTGACGAACGTGTGGGGTTAGACAAGAGTAACGTGGTAGCATTATGCCCTGACATTGACCCAGCGGCTGCCTCAAAGACTTTCTCAGGTACACCTGATGCCTCATCTACCACCAATAAAACATTCTCAGAGTGAACGCCTGCTAACGCTTCTGGCGTTTCTGCGCGTGACGTTCTAGCGGATATGAAAGCCTCTGACGCTGCCGACGTTAGCTCGACGCGGTCTGATTTGGTGGTTAGCAATTGCTGTAGATGGGGTGGCAACTCGTTAATCCATCGTTTTAGCTCGGCAAACAATGCGTCAAACAATTGGCTAGACGTGGGCGCTGTGACGACGACTTTATTGGGAAAGCGTAGCAGGAGAAACCAGAGCATAGCCCAAGAGGCTGACGTGGACTTGCCTGTACCGTGGCCTGACCTTACGGACATTTTACGCTCGCCATTCGCTATGGCCTCCAGAAACTCTGCTTGGTAATCGTATGGCTCTGCGCCTAGCACCTCTTTGACGAACAGCACTGGGTCATCCCGGTAACGTAGGACAAACTCTTGTAACGGATTGTCACTCATCTGATACATCCTCATAATCTGCGTCAATCGTCTTGGCTTCACGCTCTTGGTCTTCTTTATGGATAGCTGCCAGATCGGAATTGACTTTGCGTAATGCGTCTAAATGCATGTCACCCACAGATATAGTCACGTTTGTCTGGGGTCTATTGCCGTATCGCTCCTGATTATACGAGCCTGCCATGAATTTGCGCCACTGGACTTTCTCTCGTGTGGCGGCTATTTCGCTTGATGTGCTGCCGCCATCCAGATCATCTACCATTGTTAAGCCTTGCTCTACGAGTGCATCAGCTGCCTCTTGCCTAGCTTTGCGTAGGGCTTGCTCGTACTCAGGTATGGTCTTGAGAGATGTGCTGAGATACTGCCGGGAGCAATCATATTCTTTTGCAAGGGCTGTGAGTGTCGTGCCTGAAGCTATCTGCTCAAACAAGTATTCAGCACCGCCTTTGCTTAGTACATCGGCAAGTATTCTTCTGCGTAATGCTTTGCCAGCCATTGTTGTTCTCCTATCTACCGTGGTTAGGGTGAAAATTATATTTTTTTTCGGCGGCACTTCTAGCGGATGCTGCTTCTGTAATATTATCATAATATCCAAGGTTAATTGTTTTTCGATTAACGCCTATTTGTGCTGACCACTTTGATAATTTTTTATTCCAAGATACACCAATAATCCCGCTAGTATTAGTGCTAGGGCGTTTTTTATTTTTACCATTTTCACGAACACTAACAACTCTCATATTTTTTATGCGGTTGTCTAATGGGTTTCCATTGATATGATCGATTTGTTTATTAGGCCATTTGCCGTGATATAATGCCCAAGCAACTCTGTGAGCGCCGTAAGCTATCTTGTTAACCTTGCATTTAAGATATCCTCTGCCATCCTTGTAGGTTGCAGTTTCTTTGCCGGCATAGTTACTATTCCAATATTTAACTGATCTTTCGATGTTTGCTGTTTTAGGCGGGTAATGCTCTTTGGTTCTCTTGAGCCAATACATTCTGCCCGTCTTTGGGTTATAACGTATTGTCTTGCGTAAATACTCTACAGTTGGTAATTCTTTTTTCATCGCGGCTATCCTTTCATAGCTATTGCCGTGTAGGTGCATTACTTTTTGCAGTTTAAGTAATGCACCATTATACTTTAAATTATTTTTTTTCGAGAAGCAACATAGGCAATTGTGTGCGTGAGATTATACACACACACTACCCCCGTAGAATCCGTTGACGGGGGGGCTTCCTCGCTGCGCCAGATGTGCTAGTTTCGCCTAAATGGAACAACGCATAGCTCATATTGGCTGTATATTGGCCTATATTCGTCTAACCTATTGTAATCATTAGATATACTGTAGATTTACCTGTATATGTCCGATAATGTATATTATGTTAACTTTCAGTTTATCCGAAACTGTTGACTATAGTTTTGCTTTCTATTACGCGGATGCGCCCGTGCAACGGCGTGCCAATGTGTTGTATCGCACGTAATCTACATGTAATGCAGAGCATGTTATGCCGCCAGTAAGTCAATGCACTGTCTTCTCTGCTTCCTCAAGCACTTGCTCATGCAGCTCTATGAGCGCCTCTGCCAATGATTGCAGTACAGTCTGAGCCGGCACAATAGTAAGCCTATCAGTTATATAATCGCATAGCTCGTTTAGCTCATGGTCAGCATCGTCACTGTCAGCACAATGTAAATCTAAGGTTAAGTTTATGACAAACTCAGACAATGCTTTGCTCCGTGTTATGTGGGCGTGCAGTGAGGAAAGACAACCGCACGCCCCAGTTAAGCGGGCGTCGCATTGAAATGCAAAACAATGCGTCGGGAGGAGGAGAACCCGCTAACTATACTATGCCTTATGAAAGGCTGTTGATCAAGCCTATCCGACCTCATTTGCCAGCTCATGTGCCAATGCTAAATAACCGCAGCCATCAATGCTGCTATCCTCATGCACGCCACCGCGTAGCCTCGCAATCTTCAGCAAGGCCATCATGTTCGCCACGTCAGATGCAGCTACATCCCTGCCAAGATACGCGCTCCACATGCGAGCAATTGTCGTGAAGTTTTCCGCAGCACTTCCATACTGCCTCGCCCTATCCCCGTTAATCAAAAGATCAGCCGTGTCCAATACCTCAGACCTCGACTTACCCCGGCCAACCTTCGCTTGATCTACTTCGCCCTCGCTTGCCTCGGTCTTGCCGCCAGCCGTTCTAATGTTTATCTTTTTCTTCATCTCTTGTTCCATATTATTTAACCCCGATTTTCCTTATCTCATACTATTCGCTTAACTACATACTAATATACTATACCTTAAGGTATATAGTATTAGTAGTAGATTGGTTACGATATACTAATTGCAATTAGTAGTTTGTCGTGTAAGTCATTGATATTGTTGCTACTAATGCTAATTAGTAGGTAATTAGTAGGTTGCATTTTAGCTCATTTTCCCGAAATCATCGCAAAACCATATATAGCCTTCATTTTGCACAATATGACCAGCACTTGTGAGGCCTGCAATTGACTGCTTGTAGGTTTGTGATGGGTTCGCTACGCCAGATACTTTACCCATGAAATGCTTCTTAATATCCTCCTCTTTAATAACCCAGAACGTGCTAGGTTCAGGCCAACCAACGCCAGCAGGATTAGACATGCCAATGCCCTCGCCTCGCAGCTGTTGGAAGCACGTCTTAAATAATATCTGATTCTTGCCCTTTATGGCTTTCTTATTGGCAGCTTCAACGTCATCACTGCTTGCCGGCACGATCACACATGTCGTCACAGCATCGCCGTCCATATCATGCCCTAGCTCAATTACATTCAACTTGAAGTGAAACTTACGCCCACCCTCCAAGTCTCTCTGCTTGGTGGCTAATGCAGTACGCAAGCCCGTCGCCTCGTCGTATGATAGCTCTATCTCAGTTTCCACAGCAGCTCTCAGTGAGCTATGCCCA